CCCCTACCCAAACCCCCAATATTCGTGCGTTATGTTAGTGGATATTGCTTTACACGAGAGGAATACCTAAATTATGGCTAGAAAACCAGCAAATAAGCTATCATTAACAGATTTAATCAATGCTTTACCCACAGTCGACGTAGCTTCTTCTGATTTGAAGGCATTGATTTTACAACTTATTTTAGATACTCCTGTTGATGACCCTACGAAACCCTATGCTAACCGTAGCAGAGTAAAGCTAGAAGCATTAAAGCTATTGTCAGATATCAACAGGCAAGATAGCGTATCTGATTACGAAGCAGAGCTATTAGATATATTAGGACCGGAAGAAGATGAAGAGTAATAACTTTGTACAAATAGGGTTACAGGCTAATCTACTTAATCTTTATAATCTACTATACAATGGGACAAGCCGCCATAATCATCAGCCTCTTTCAGAGTCTTCAGATTCTGTCACGGCTAAAGTAATTAAAGAAAAGATAAGTAAGATAAATAAGATAAATAATATATGTACATCTTCAGGTAACTTGGTAGGCGATCAGGTTAGTCAGGTAGACTACTTAGCTACTAGCTTGGAAACTAACTTGGAAACTATCTGGTACTGTCAGGTGGATCCTGTTCCAGTTACTAGTACTACTAACAACTACTTATATGTTCCTCAGCACCATCCATACGATGCCTACGATAGTAACCATACATCATACCCTCAGAAGTCCTCAGACGACCATAACGATGGGTGTGTAATAACAATAGAGATGACATGATGATATATAATACCCATCAGAATAAAAGTAGTGTTTCACAACATTGAATAAAGTTGATATGGTACTTTCAATACGCACCCTATTTTTAGTAACTAAATTTTATGCATAGTAGAACGCAAAAAGAAATAGCCAAGTGTCGAGATGACTTCGAGTACTTCTGTAAAAAGTATCTTAAGATCGTAGACAAGGCTGGGAAGCTAGTTCATTTACAACCCAATACAGCCCAACAAAGGTTTTTATATACCTTAGCAGATAACCCATGGCTCTATGTACTGAAGGCTCGTCAGTTAGGTCTGACAACTGTCATAGCAGCTAAGTTATTCCATAAGTGTCTGTTTACCCCTAATCATAAGGTGGCAGTCATTGCTCATACCAGGGACGCAGCTAAGACTATCTTTGAAATTTATAAAAGATATTATAATAACCTTCCCAAGTTCCTCCAGTTCAAGACTGAGGCAGCTAACGTAAATGAGTTAGTCTTCTTCCATGGAGGCTATATCAAGGTAGGCTCTGCTTCTAGTAATAGTTTCAGAGGCAGTACGTATAACAGTCTGCACCTTAGTGAGTTTGCCTTCTACGATGATATTACCTCAGCTATCCAGTCAGTGTTCCAGACGGCAACGCCTAATGCTGAGATCATACTGGAGACAACAGCCAATGGTATTAACAATGCTATGGATATATGGAATGATCAAAACGGTTTCGAGAAGCTATTTATATCATGGTTGGATGGTACTGAGTATAGTTCAAAGAAAAAAGTTCGGTTCTCTTCAGCAGAGAAATCCTATAAAGAGGAGTATGAACTCGACCCCCAAAAAGCAAACTGGTTCGCAGAGACGCTGAGGGGTAAGTGCCTTAATAACATAAATACTTTTAATCAAGAGTATCCCATAACTGCAGAGATTGCATTTATTACCTCGGGGCAGAAGTTCTTCCCCGTTACTTATCAGGCAGCAGGTACAGTTGAAAAGATTGGATGGTCATATTATAAGGAAGCTCAAAAATATCGGACGTACCTTGCGGGGGTGGACACTGCTTCTGGTTCTCCTACTGGTGATTTTAGTGCAATGGTGATCCTTGATGTTACAAACAGAGAGAAAGCAGAAGTAGTTGCTACTTTCTATGATAGAGTCCCTCTCAGAGATTTCACGTCTCAGGTGCAGAAGGGGCTCACAGCTTATAACCCACTGGTGGTTGTAGAGTCTAATAGTTATGGCTTGGCGATTATCGAGAACCTTCGTGACGACGGTTATGTCCATATGTATCGTCGGACGAAGTATGATAAGATCTCTAGTCGTTGGTCAGAACATTTAGGGTTCTCTACAACTCAGCAGTCTAGACCTATCCTTCTATCTAGATTGCACCAGTGGGTTTCTAAACAAACCCTTGATCCTGTATGCCCCAGACTTAAGACAGAGATGAATACTTTTGTCTATAACGAGAAGGGAAGACCTGAGGCAGACAAGGGTAAGCATGATGACTTGGTGTTCGCTGTAGGGTTAGCCCTGATGGGTCTAGACCAAGTTGCAGACTATGAAGAAGAAGTGCAGAAGTCTGTTAGACCTAGTGGAATAAGGCGGAGACTAGAATGGGAACTGAGTACTGGCAAGTTATACAAAAACAACGAAGAAAACTTTTTGGATGGCAAATCATCCTATCATGATTCAANTACCTCATCACCACTCAATGAAGTGATGAAGTAAATAATTTTCTGGGTATATTAAAACCCTGTCAACCGTCAATCGACGTAAAAGGAGTTAGAGAACATGCTTGATAAAGAGCAGAGGGCAAAGATGGTAGAGGCTGCTGGTCAGCTTAATACTGTAACTGAGCCTTCGTCAGATACCTTAACTGTGGATGCCACTCTGGGAACAGATAGTGGTGCTAAGGTAGAAGACGTTAAACTAGAACCATCCGTTAAGATTGAAGTAGAGGATGTAGAACGTGTAGAGGCAGTAGCCTCAACTGAGGAGACTGATAATAGTCCTTCTCAGAAGGGACATAGTGTTCCTTACTCTCGTTTCAAGAATGTATTGGAAGGAAGGAATAAGTTCCGTAGTGAAGTAGAAGGGTATAAGACTCAGCTATCCTCACTGGAACAAAAACTTTCTAACTTACAGACTAGATCGCAAACCCCCGTTCAGCAGACTCAAGTAGAAGAAAGTAATTGGCTCGATGAATTCTTGGCTGATGATACAACAACCCAAGTCCCAGATTGGCAAGGGAAGTATCAAGGCTTAGATGATCGTCTATATAAGTTCGAAGTTGCACAAGAAGAGAAATCTTTGAAGGCAGAACTTGTATCGATCAAAGAGCAGTATCCTGGTGTCCCAGAGCAATTCTTACTTCAGGCTGTTATCAAAGATCCCCAAGTGGATATGGCGAAAATCGCTGGTGACTATCACAGCTTTATATCAGGTATCGAAGAACAGGCTATTGCTAGGTACTCGCAAGGACATAACGTTTCTGAAACGGCTCATGCTCCTGATGCACCACCTAGACCCAAATCTGTTGGAACGTCACCTACAAAAGTTATTGGTAAACCAGAGAAACGCCCGGGCAGTCTCAAAGATGCATCTAGTGCATTGAGGGATCTGCTTTCAAAGGATAATCCTTTTAGATAAAAAATGCCGTTTATACATATAAACAATAACATAAGGAGAAATAAAAATGGCAGCATCATTAGCTAGTTTTGCTAGTATCTTAAAAGAATTCTATCTCGGACCGATTCAGGATCAGCTTAACGAGGAAACTCTAGTCTGTGAAATGTTCGAGAAAGCTTCTGTCGATTGGAATGGTCGACAAGTAATCATTCCAGCCCACGTATCGAGAAATGCGAACGTCGGGTGGACTGCGGAAGGTGGACTCCTTCCTGGTCCTGCTATCGGTGTTATAGCCGGTGGCTCCCAGCAGGGGTATGTAAACCTTACTCTTACCGCACAAAATCTCTATGGTAGATTCCAGATTACTGGTCCCGCCATGGCTGCTGCAGGTAAGGGAGGAGCAAACTCTTTCGTTGGTTGGGTCGACGGGGAAATGAATCGCCTCGTTGCTGATGTTAAAAACAACTGTAACCGTACTGCCGTATCAGGTGGAGATGTTGTTGGGTTCGTCACTAGTACTGGTACCATCGCTGGTGCAGGTGTTCAGGACGTNCTTGTTGATGGTGANGCNACCAAGATTGCTGCATTAGCCAATGACAACATTGCCACTGGTGTACATCTTGTCCGATTGGACACGTATGCTGTAATGGATCCGGCTGGTTGCCGGGTAGGTCCCCCTGCGGTACCTGCTCCTGGTGCAATCAGTATCACAACTCCAACGGGATTCACATTCCCAGTGGATGCTGCGGGTGGATCTGTTCCATTGGCTCTAACAGTTAACGCTGTCGGCGCTGCTGGTGCTATCTATGCTGCTCTTGGTACTGCCAATGAACCGGCAGGGATCTACCAGAACTTGGGTGCAAACGGTGCAGGTAACGCACTTGGTCAGGGTGGAGTTTGGTTCCTAGTGGATCGTACTACTGCTACTGGTACTGCAAATGCTCTGCAAATGTCGGACGGTGCAGCNNTACCAACATCAAATGCTCTATCAACTGTAACTGCGGCGACTACTCGTCAGGCTATTACTTTGGTTCAGCTTCAGACTCTGATGGATCGTATCCAGTTAGCTTCTGATGATGCTCCTGACATTCTGTTGGTTAACCCGTTACAAAGGACTCGTTTAGCAGCGATGCTCCAGGCTAACGTTCAGTTCCAAACTAGAGTTGATGGTGGAAAACCAGGCACNGGTGACGGTGGGTTCAGTGACTTTGCTTTCGCAGGTATTCCTGTCAAGGCTTCACGCCACATGGATAATGGTCTGATTCTGGCTCTGAGTACTAAGCATTGGAAGATGTGTGAACTTGAGGCTGGTAAGTTTGCTGATGAGGATGGCAATGTGCTATCCAGAGTCGGTACTCGTGATGCATACGAGGGNTTCTACAAGTGGTATTATAATACTGTNTGTACACGTCCTAATGCTAACGGACTTATTGCAGGTCTTACCCTTTAGGGTGAATATGGGTGTTGTCCCCTCTTCGGAGGGGGCAGCATCCTTCTTGTATGCACGTACTACTTATAATTTTCCTCATACTCGCCTGTTTTTTGACCTCACAAGGGATCCTAATAGCATGGATGGTGTTGGGGCTCAAGAGGCAAGAATTAGACGATAGTCGAAACATTAATAGGGAATGGAACACCCCTATGCAAAGTGTTCTAGAAACCGAATACACAGGAGGTGAGTGATGGGATACAAGGAATTAATAGCAGAATCTAAGAATAAAAAATTATTGTTAGAAGAAGAAGC